TGATGTAAGGCTACCAAAAGTTGTTACATCATTATCAGCAAATACCTCATTAACTATTAATTCAAGCGTGGTATTATTTGTGCCCGTAAAAACAACATTGCTAACAGTATATATATCACTTTTATTACCCTCCGAAACAAATCTTATTTTTTGACCAGGTGCTATAGTTTCAGTTAAGGTATCATTAGATTCTATAGTTACTTCAATATTGCTTGCGTTTTCAGCTAATGACGTTGCTACCGCTGTAACTTTAAGCTGGCCCTTACTTGTAAACTTATCTGTTAAAAAATTTGGAGCTTCACCATCAATGTCTAATATCTTGTATTTTGCGGTTTCGTCTTCTACGGGTATTTCTGCGCCATGTTGCTTTTTAAGTATTAAATAAGTTTCTTCGTCTAGTTTATTTCTTTCAGAAGACGGTATAGAAAGCCATACAGAATTAGGCTCTTCTTTATTGAGATAATACTTATCTATTATAACATTATAATATTGATCAGATGTTTCTTTTATATAATATCTATATTTGTCTGCCCAGCTAGGAGCTGCTCCAACCCCTTTAACAGCAAGTGTATTGTTTTTGTCTGATGCTGCTCTTTGAAGATTAAACACGCCAGATTGATTTGCAATAACAGGTGATTGCCTTCCATATTTATCTTCAAAAACAACACCAACTTGATATTTTCTTCCTGACTTTATGGATCTTTTATATATATTATTTTCTAATATCCTTGTTGATACTTTTGGCTCATCATTAATGTCATAGCCTTGTGTATAATTACCAAAAACAATTCTATTAGATATTAGCTCCTGCGACTTTGCTTTTATAGGTACATTATCCCATTGGCGCAACAATTGGTTACTTTCAACTGTTTTATAAATGATAGCAGATGTTATATCATATGTTGTAACCTCATTTGTTTTTAAAGTTTCAACGGTATATATATTGTTGTTCGCTGAATCTTTATATAATATATCTATTTCTGTTACATCATCTGGAGCAGGGTCAAAAGTATGCAATGTAATTTTTCTAACATTGTTAGTCATACCTTCATTATAACCCTCTTTTGCATTAAAATTAATTTGCCCAGGTAAAAATGCTATTTCAGAAAATGGTGAAAATGTTGAATATTCTCCATCTTCATATTTCCATCTATATGCGAAGCGCGGAAATTTTAATTCAAACAAAGGCTCTGGCTGTTCTTTTATAACGCTATATTGCGTTGCTCCTTCATAAAAATTATCTGTAGCTGAGGTAATTTCTATTGTAACAGATGCCCCTCCTGAGTACGCCGTAATTAATCCTTTAATTTTTATAGGGCCATCATTTGTATAATCAGAAGCATCTTGTTCGTTTTCAAATACAAGTATATCGCCTACTAACCAGTCTCTGTCTGTATTTAATATATTTAAAGTATAAGTTTCCCCAACTTCTACAGGGGCTGTATCATTGTCTTTTGAAAAATTAAACAATGTTGAAGATTCAGAAGAGTCTCCGTCTATAGTCTCTTCTAAAAACATTTTAGGAGCCGAGGCTGGTGATCTTTTTATTAAAGTAGTATCTTCTTCTACAAAATTTCTAGAATGTACTTGCGTGTGCGAAGAATAACCTGATGTTCCGTTTTTAAATTTTTCAATATTTATTTTTCTAGGCTCAGATTTATTATCTGTCCAAAATAATAACCCATCAATTATATTAACGCCAGTTATTAAATTATCTTTAGAAAATTGAAGAACATTATATAAGTCTACAACAATAGGAGTTACAATTTTTGTATCATCGTTATATTCAGCAATAATATTTTTATTATTTCCAGAAACAAACCAATATAAAGAATTAGTTTCATCATTTTTAACGGCCCCTACAACTTTAGGGTCAGATATATCTAAAATAGAAATTAACTTATTTCCTAAAATATTTTGAACTGCCCCGACGTCACCGGTCTGAGAATTAAATACCTGCACATTTAGCGCATCCTTATATTCCCCATTTGGTATAGTTCTTTCATCTAGGTCTTTATTCATTCGACCTGCAGAAAATAAGCGTTTAATTTCTGGCATCTTAATTAGTGTTTAATTTGCTTGCCTTTGCCGCGCATTATTTGCTCTAACTCTTGAGTTTTAAGATTACTAAGTCTAAGTTTTGCTTTTCGTCTTGCGGCTATACTATCTTTTCTAAGTCTTTGGACTCTATATTCAGGAGCATCTTGTTTTGTAGAAATTATAGCGTAAGAAATATATTTATAAATAGCATCTTCCGCAAACTTATGTAATTTCATATCATCCTCCGTAGCCAGCCCGTCTGATATATATTTTAAAACAACTGTTCTTCCGGTAAAATCACCACTAAATGATATTAATCCTTTGTTTTGATTAATAAAAAATGTGCCATGCTTAGTAGCTAATTCAGGTATAATGCCATACCGTTTCCCATAATCAACATTGTAACCGTATCCTTCTTCTAAAAAGTCTATAGTATTATCTAAATTAGAGTTGTCATCCGTACTACTGTCGTGAAAATTTGTTTCTGTATTTGATTTATTAGCATATAAGATTTCGCCGCTTTCATCAAATAATAAATTATAGTCATCATCTTGTAGCCCCGCATTTGGAGTGCTTGATATGCTTCTTGGCATAACAAAACGCTCTAAGCCGTCGTCCCCTACAAAAGTTACTTTTACATAATTAACATAATCATGAGGAAGTTTAATGCTTAATGATGGAGGTACATCAAGCTCTATGTCTTTAATAGACCTTAAGGTATCGTAACTCAATTCTTGTAGCGCTCGCTGTGCATGGAAAGCAACTTCGGATCTTTTAGCCGTACCAATAATTTTATCGTCGCCTATATAAGCAACCATAAAGTTATTTATTACGTCGGTCAGAGTTATATGCTGATAATTGCCGTGATCTGATCCTTCATAATATTCTTGTGGCGTTTGATTAAGTAATGCCATTTATTATGATTTTTCTTGAGTTAATATTTTATTTTCTTTTGCTTCAGCAACTTCAGTAACCTCAAGCTGTCTAACTATTACACCAGAATAAGCTAATATTTTAATTACCAATTGAGCTTCTTCTGATTCATGCAGTTCAAAATCAATAGAATTGTTTGCATTGTACAAAGCAGTATCGTCAACATTAGTATATGCCCATTTAACTTCTTTTGGCTTTCTCACGTAAGAACAAGTTATGCCAGTGTTAATATTTGTTGGATAAACTTTTATTGATAAATTTTCTTCTGTATTATCTATATTTTGAACATATACTGGTCTTTCCGCAGTAGGCTTTGCTAATGGCGATAAATTTAAATAAAGTATTTCTTTTTGGTCTACGCGTTCAACCTCTTTATTGTTATAAATTACAGTACCAATTTTATGCAAATCAGAAGGAACAATAAAATGGTCTATTGAATGAGTCATAGATCCAGTCTTTTTAAACTTACTAATTTTTTCATCAATAAGCTTTACCATATTAGAATACTCAGTATTATTATCACGCATTCTTTTAAATTGTTGCAAATCATAAAAATATTGTTCAAATATTTCTAACTGTGCTTGATTTGCCTTCAAATTATATTCTTGCGGTGTAATATAACCTCGCTGTTCCTTATTTAAAATAGCTAATACCCTTTGGTAAACTGTATCTACGCTAATCATATATTTGTATTATTATAATGAAGGGCCACCCTAAGTGACCCTTTCACTATAAGATGGTTTATTTAAGTTTCTTTTCTATTGACTTGTAAACCTCAACACCTTCATCTGTTTTTAAATATGCAGCAAATGCTGAATATGGATTTTCATCAAAAGGTACCGACATTAACTTTTTATTGTTGCTAGCCCAGTGGAATGATCTTTGATCACCTGATAATTGTACTACACCGGCTTCTACAGCTTTTATTCCAAAGTTTCTTAATTGAACATTTTCATCTTCAACTAATTCAATAAATAGCGCCGCGTCTCTTTTTGCAAACAATAATAAGTCTCTTTTAATTTCAGCAGTAGTCATTTTAGAAACGGCTGAACCTTGTTCAACTCTTAGTACAGCCTCAGCATGATTAATATCTAAATCTTTAGCCAAGTTTAATGCTGTAATTTCTAATTCGATGTCTGCTAAATCATCTTTTGCATCAGCAACATTATCAACTTCATAATAAGTTAAATCTTTCTGCGGATGATATAATGATAATAATTTTTGTAAAGCTTGATCTGACTTAGGAACGAATAAAGATCCATTCTTAAATACAATGTGCTTTAATGTAGAGAATCCCTGCTGTTCATCTCTAAAAGGAGAATTTTGGTTACTAGCATAACGTAATTCTCTGTTTAATCCTTTTTCTTCGTCAAACCACATTAGAGGATTTCTGCTGTGGTGCTTTGAAGCTAATGTGAACGTAATAGGAGTTTTATTACCTTTTAATACGTACGTTCTATCTTTAATAGTCCAGCCTTGCGTAGAGCCTGCCTGTGACTTTGTTTTAGTTGCCATAATATAATATAATATAATTGATAAAAAGTAAGAGTAGGGACGCCCTAAAGCGCCCCATATCTTACATTAGTGATTATGCACCCTGAGTAACAGACTTGAATAATACAAAGTTGTTTGCTCCCTGTACACATAAACATCTTTCTGACAAGAAGTGTACGTTCATTTCGTCAACGTCAGATGTATAAACTCCACCTACAGACCCAGTGATCCAAGATTTCATTTTACGATCGTCAGCTTCAGAAGCGCGGTAACGTACGTGTAAGAAAGGACGCTTAATGTTCTTACCTAACTGCTGATCGTATACAGTTGAAGTACCAGCAGGTACAAGTACACCATCAATGTCTTCAGTAAGACCACGAGTAGCAGCGTCGTTTAAGTATTTCCAGTCAGTTTTGTAGAAGTCATAAGAACCACGACGGAAACCGCTGAATCCTAAGTTAAGAGCCATATCCTCGCTATTGTTGAATACTCCGTAAGAAGTTCCACCATTATAGTGAGCATTTACGGCACCTAGCATATCGTCGAATGCAAGAGCAGTAGCGCGATTTAAGAAAAGCATGTTTTCTTCAATAGCACCTTGCTTATCAAGATTTTTAAGAATTTCATCAAAATCCTGAAGAGCAGTACGATCTGCACCAGCATCAGATAAAGTAGCTTCACCAGAGTTGAAGTTTTGATAGATATTTCCACGGCTTTCAATAGCAGCAAAAAGACCTTCAGTACCTTTGTATCCTTGATCGTTAGCTTCAGATCCGTTACCAGTAGTAGCGGCTAATTCACCTTCAACCATTGACATTTCAAGATAATCTTCAAAACGTAAACGAGTTTCGTGCTCTGATTTTAAGTACCATAGATACCCAGAAGCTCCGTTTTCAGTAGTAACTTCAACCCATCCAATTTGAGCAGCATCAGATCCAGAGATAGAATACTTGTCTTTAATAATGATAGGTGAGTTGCTAAACTGTTGGAAACCAGCATCTACAGATCCAGCCATACCAGCAGAACCTTTAGCAAATTCAGAACCGTAAACAAATACTTTTACAGTTACATCAGTACCAGAAGTAAGTCCAGCAGCGGTAAGTGTTTGCTCAGCATAAGGAGCAACAGTAAATGTATCAGTTGCTACAGCTGTAACAACAGCTTTAATTGTAGTTAATCCTTCAGCAATAGCTACAGTTTGTCCAACACGTACTGCATGACCAGCTTCTGTAATAACATTTGTAGTTGTATTAGCAGATGCATCATCATAAGCAATGTGTAGACGCCCTTGCTCTGACCAAATTACTTGATCTGAAGCAGAAGGAATTTCAGCTCCTACCATGCGTAAGAAAGAAGAAACAGAGCGATTTCCGTAACGCTCAACTTCCTTTTCGTATACGTCTGGTAAAAATTGTTGTGCAAATGTTCCACCACCAGTGGCAGAATCAAAAGTTAGATAGTTTGTTCCAAACAAACTTTTAGTAGGTGAAGGCGTTAACCCCGCTGGGAACGATCCACCTGTTGAAAATAATCCCATTTTTGTTAATTTTTAAGATTGTTATTGTCTTAGTTTAATTTTTAAACGACTGGCATCATCTCCGCTAATTGCTCTGACTTGCATACCGCTAGTTGTAGTAACCTTTTCATGAGACCCTCTTGGTGCCATATCAATGTTTTTAGAAGACTTCATTTGTTCTCTAATAGCATCTGATTTACCTTGCTCATAAAAATGATTTGCAATAGCATCTGCATTCATAGCTGTAAACAATGCTTTATGATAACCTTGCGCGTCTGTCATTTCATTATTTTCATTGACAAATTTGCTAACCAAAGTATTAATATCTGATTGGTTATTTTTAACACTATTTACATCTTTAACATTGTATCTGTATCTTGAATTACCAACTTTATATTCAAAACCTTTGAAATCATTGGCAAACAATTCATTTGTTTTTTGTTCAAATACAGAACGCTGCTGCTGAGTTGACTGCTGAGTCGTTTTATAATCATCGTAAAACTTAACCGCCTCTTGCTGCTCAGGAGTTAAACGCGAGCTTAACTTAAGCTCATCGTAATACTTACTCTTAAGACTTGTTAGATTTGATTTAGCTTCTGCAATTGATTCTTTTAATGCAAGCTTTTTACGCTTGATGTCTCTTTCCTCATCAACTTCTTCATCGTATGAAAAAGAGTCTTCTATAAGAAAACTTATTTCATCTTCAGATAAATGAGGTTTTGTTTGACGATAATGCTCACGGAGTAAATCCATATCCGCCATATCATCATAACTTTTGTTGAGGTTGACATAATCCTCAACTGTACCACCAGTTTCTTCCATGAATTGAACTAACTTTTCAATATTCTCTGGTAACTCCCTGGCTTCTTGATTATTATTTACACTTTCTTCTTCTTCTTTAAGCTTATTAGGTATATCTTTTATTTTATCTGATAAGCTTTTTTCTTCCGTTACCTCTTCTTCATCCGGTAAGCGTTCGAGGACCGCATCTTCATTGTTACTGGGCTCGCTTTCTCCGGAAGGTTCTTCATTTGTTGCTTCGACGTTTTCTGCTTGTACTTCTCCGCTAGTTTCGGATTCGTCGCGTACAGATACCTCATCTGCGCTTTGCTCTTGAACGGCATCGGCTTCTTGGTTTAAGTTTCGTAAATCTACTTTAATTGTACCGTCATCATCTACGGTTGTACTACTTTGAGGTTCTTCTTTAATCTCAGGCGTAGTTTCTTCTACTTGTTGCTCAACTGCTTCTTGCACAGTTTCTTCAACCTGTGTTGTTTCTTCTGACATAATAAAATATTATAAAATTAATAAATTGGGTTTTATCTTGGTTCGAACATTTCCAGGTTGAATCCGCTACCCATAGTATCATTACCAGCTGATTCAAACTCTTGCTCGCCTTTTTTGTCTTTGCGTTGTTCTATAAGCTTAGACTGTTGGCTTGCTTGTATTCGAGTTCTTTCGTCTTTTCTATCTTCTTTATATTTTTCACGATCAGTATATACTTCACTTTCTTTGTCCTTAAGAGCCATATTTAGATCAAACTCATACTGCATAAGTTCTTTCTTAAGCTCTTTTTCTTGCTGCATTTTTTGCATTTCAAGTTGGGCTTCAACTTGGGCAAGTTCTGCTTTTTGTTGTGAAATAGCTTGATTTTTTTGCATTTCCATCTGCGCCGCAGCTTGTGCACTTTGTGTATTTGCTTGCGATTGAGCCTGAATGTTTTGCTGCGCAATTTCTTGGTCTTGCTCAATTTTTTTACGTCTACGAACTTTTAATAATTGATTAGCAAGCTTAATGTTTTTTATTTCTCTAATATCAATAGCATCTTCAAGGTATATTTGATCTCTTGATAGTGCTTGTTGAATATTGTTTTCAAGCATTTGTTTTTCTTCTTCATCTGGTGCTAACTCAATAAAAATACCAAAGTCATGCAGATGCATGTTTTTAATATCTTCTAAAGTGGCCACATTAAATCTTCCAATGCTAGAAATAAATGATTCTCTTGTTGGTGAGAATTCTAATATATCAGATATGCGAAGGCTAATTGCTTCGGCAGTTTTAGCGGCCAGGAATAAGCTAGACTGTAATATGTGCCTTGTGGCTGTATTTGAATTTGCCGCAGCTAACTTTTGCACTCCAACCAACGCGTTTTTATCAGGCATAGAACCATCACGAGCTTCATTTAATCCCGTAACGTCGCGAATCATTTGTAAATAATAGTTGTATGTGTTAATTAAAGAAGCAATTTTATTATTACCACCATTAGATGTTAACTCTTGAATTGGCACTCTGCCATTATTAAAGTCTCCATCTTGAGTCATTGACCTTCCAATAACAGATCCTGTTTGGAAGAACATATTTAATGCTTCTTGCGGATTATAATTAGTGCCATTGCCTAAATCAATTTCGGCTAAGCCATCCGCATCTAAATAAACTCCATCAGGTATCATTCTAGCCATCACCTGTTGTAGCTTTAAATGGGTCAACTGAATCATGTCAGCAAAAGTTGTTATTCTGCTTACTAAGGATTCAATGCGACCCTTATATATTCTTGGCGCTACTACACTATAATTCATCATTACTTTCGTAGTATCACTTTTTGGGCGCACCATATTTTTAGCAAGCTCCCACTTTAATAATTTTTGTGTTCCTAAAACAAAAGCCCCGTCATATATTACTTCAATAGATCTTGACTCTTTTGAAAATCTAGATCTTTCATCCTTTGGTGGATTAAATTGATCATTTTTAGGAATTGCTTTGTCAGCACCAGAAGCTGTTTTCTTTATTTTAAATACTTCGTTATTATATGTTTTATAGTTAAAATATAAAACTTGAATCGTGTTAGCATCTAATACAGAATCCTCATTTATATATCTATTATGAGACGCAGCCGTTTGCACACCTTGCTTTGTTAATTCTTCTAAATCAGAGTCGCTTAAATTAGGAAA